CCGATCGGAAGCGCTCGAATCGTGCGAAGGTTGCGCAGCCCTCTCTCGGTTGGCTTGTAAACCTTGTACCGGTCGATACCGTCGCGCGTTTTACCCATGGCGAGGAACGGCGTGCCGCCTTCGGGTTGCACCGACCACAAGTCAGGCTCGCCCGGCACACTGAGCTCTTCGGGCGGCATGACGACCTCGGCGTCAAGGAAGTCGGTCGTCGACAAGAAGACGCCTTCGTGCCGCGGGTCGGCGTAGTCGGCCGCAATAAGCGAAGCCCAGAAGAAATCTTCGTCGCTTATTTCTGACAGGTCGACGCCTTCGGGGCCTGCCGGTCCAATCTCCGAACCGAGCTGCTTCTCGAACGCGTCGAGCACCGTTGGAAACAACGCCGACGCACCGTACCGCACGAGCTCGCCTGGCGCTTCAAGCCCCGTGTCGAGTGCGCCGGGCATGTCGTTCGACGCGCCGAGCTTGCCGGCTTCAAGCAATCGAGAAACGACAAGGTCGGCCGAGCGTATGCCGTTGAGAGTCTGCTCAATCGGTCGCAAGTGGGGCGAAGCCGGCCCGTACACATCGATCTCCTGACCTTCTCGACCGGCCGGAAACACGCCCAAAGTCTTTAGCGACCGGTCGCCTTCGAGACCGTACGGGTCTTGCGCCTTCTGCTTTGCTCGCGTCGCTTTCGCTATTCTGGTCAGCTTTTCGGGGTTGCGCGTCGCGAGCTTGGCAAACTCGATTGCAAGCATGTAGAACTCGCCTGCGTCCGCGAAGAGGTAGCCGAGACGGTTCGTGATTGCCGACGGCACCTCCGACAGGTTGAGCAGACTCTTCCGCGCAAGCTGCGCTGCGTCGGACGGTAGCAGCCCGTTTGCAATGCCGGCCTCGAAGACGCTGCGCCGATACGAGAGCTCAATCGCTTCGGCCGTGCGCTGATAGAAGTTACGCACGTCCGGCCGGGCGCTTGCGTCCATCATTAGCCGCCTCATGCGTGGCGAAGCGACGCGCTCGACGTCTCGCATGATGTCGCGCGCAAGTCGACCTGCTCGCGCTTCCTGTATGGCTGTCTTACCGAGACCGCCGTGCACTTCGAGAAGGTCGTCAAGCACCTTCGGCGTATAGAAGACGCCTTGCGGGTCGGATAGGCCCATACCCAGACGACGACCGCCAGGAAACAAATTCGCACCCTTTCGCACTGTTCGACCCGCGGCACGGGCCAGCGCTCGCATGGTGTTCTCGGCTCCGATTGTGGCGATACTCACGATCGGCAGCGCGAGCATACGGCCCGACAGATATGGCAAGTTCGGCAGATAGTAACCGTACCGCATGGCGTACTCGGCGTCGCGCAGATTGCGACCCAGTCGATTTGTCTGCGTCGATAGCCACTGACTCCAGCCAAAGCGCCCGCGCCCGGCTTCGCCGCCGATGACTTCGACGAACTCGTCGACGGACTTTGCGAGCTTTGCTTCGTAGGTCTGGTCAGCCATCCGGTAATACCGGACCATCGAACCGGGTGCACCGGCACGGGGGTCGAACTTGTCGGGTACGCGGAAGAACCCGCCCGGCGTGTCTTCAATCTTCGTGACGCGTCCGAGGGGCGCAGACAAAGCCGCTTCGAACTCCTTGCCGCCGAGCGCGATTCTTTTGCGCACACCCTCTTCGAGCACGGCACGAAGCAGGCTTCGGCTGTATTCGGGCGCTGGTCCCTTTGGCGAGATGATGCCGCGAGCGATGCCGATTTCGTCAATCTGTCGCAGCTTTTGCACCGTCACCGGTCCGGTAAATAGTGGCGTCCCTTCGACGAGCTGCTCTTGCCGCAACGCCGTCACAAGGTCGTCGACCTTGTCGGGTCCGTACATCTCGGCAACCATGCGCCGATAGAGCGTCTCGGCCGGAACATCGGCAAGCTCTGCCGCGGCTACCTTGTCAAGCGCTTCGTCGGCTGTGTTGCTGTTCTTGGCTGCGCTCTGTAGCGCGCGGTTGAGCTGCCGACTTGCAGCGGCACCGGCCGCCTTCAAGGCTTTCGTCGTGCGCAGCACGCTGACTGTAGGCACTGCGAGGTTGTACGACCGGCTACCGAGAGGGGTAGCGGCAAGGCGTCGCACGAGAGGCCCGTATGCGCCCTTTGTGATGCTCGGCGCAATCTCCGCAAGCCGGTTGACGTAGACCTGAAACTCTGTCACCTGGTCGGCCTTGCGGGCTGCCTTCGCAATCTTCGGCACGAAGCGAAGCGCCGCGACCTTCTTGACCTGTTCGCGCATGACGTTTTGTAGGCGCGGGTCAAGGTTCGCAATGCCGCCGGCACGGCGTACACGGTCGGCGTAGCTTTCCATCCCGTAGACGGAAAGAATCAACGCTTGTTCATCGGGCGTCTTGGCGCGCTGCAAGCGCAGCACGGCGTCGGACATGACGCGCTCGGTTTGCACTGCGAGTGCACGCGGTACCGCAATCGCTTCGGATACGAGGACCATGTCGTCGGGTGTGCGCAAGTCAATCTCGACCCGCAGACGCTCGAAGGCGTCGTCGGTTGGCGACCGGTCAATAGCCCGCGCCATGTCGCGCATAATCTGTTCGCTCGTGTTGCTTGACGGCTTGACGGCCCGTATCATCTTCGACTTGTCTGCCTTCGAGAAGTCGCCCGCCGCGTCGACCATCTGGTCGGCTACGTGCCGCACGATACGCCCGTCGCTTGCCTTGCCCTTCGTGACGACGGCTGCAAGGTCGGCCGCTACGTTAAGCATCGACCGCTCTTGACGTGTTGCCGAGCTCGCCTCTGCCTTCGAAATGAGCGCTTCGGCAAGCCGTGCCGCCTTCGGTGACTTGCCCGTAATGCCGGCGAAGCCTTTGACGAGCTTCGCAGCTCCTCGCGCCGCTGTACCTGGTCCGGCCGGGATAGCTACGTCGCCAAGCGTGCCGAGCCAGAAGGCGGCGTCTTCGCTGCCGTACACGTCGAGCGCTGCTTGTCGATAGTCCGGCGAGTCTGCGAAGTCGTCGCCAAGCGTCCGATCGCTCGTCACGTTGCGCGCAAGTCTCGTCAACAAGTCGAGCTCGGCGTCGGCCCGTTGCCGGCGGGCGTCGGGGTCGCTTGCTTCTACGCCTGGTTCCCGCTCTGCATAGATCGCCGTGCCGGGCAATGGAATCGGGACCGCGAGCCTTGTTGCACCAAAGCGCGTCATAACGGGCGGCAAGCCGACGAAGTCGCGCGCCTGCGCTATCTGGTATCCGATATCGGACTTGTCGACCGGGTTGCCGTCTGCGTCGACATCGTAGCCGAGGCCGGTGAAGTAGCCTTCGCGCAACAACGCCGAAAGGAACGCCGGAGTAGCGCGCAGCGTTGCTGCAAGCATCGACTCGTANACGCCGCCCGTCTCGGCTTCGCTCTTCATGGCGTAGTCNAGCACGGCCNTTGCACTGCGAGACACGGACATGGACGGGTCGACGAGCTGCGCTTCGGCCGGGCTGATTTCCTCGCCGGCTTGCATACGGAAACGGATCGCGTCGCGCTGTTCTTGCACGGCCTCGTCGGCTCGGCGGGCTTCGGCTTCGGTCATTATCGGTTGCGCGGCAAACGTCTCGACGAGCTCTTCGAAGCCGGTAGCGGGTCGTAGCTTGCCCGTGTCGGGGTCCCGGTACAGGCGCTCGACGTCCTGCGACAAGAAGCCCTCGAAGTCATCTTCGGCACCGACACGTTGCCGCCCGTCAACCATGCGCGTCGGCCGACCGGGCGGAAAGAAGGTCGTCGGTGCTACGGGCTCGTCTTGTCCCGCTATGAGCATCTGTTCGCGTTGTTCGGCAATGTCGCGCTCGGCCCGTGCCTCTTCGCGTGCAACGAACGCGTCGACCTGTTCGGGCTTCAGCAGCTCGTCACGCCGGTCGAGTGCGTCTTGCACGCGCTGGTCGACAAGCTCTTCGAGACGGCGTTGTGTGTCTTCGACAGGCTCAAACTGTGCCGGCATTGTCGGCGCGTCGGTAACGGGCAAGCGGGTCGGCACAGGTTCAACCGGCGCAAGCGGCGCACCTGGCGTCGCGTCCTCCTCGTCAAGCGTCAGCTCGCCCGTAAACAGTGTGAGCGGTTGTTCTGCCGCTGCCGCTTGCCGGCGGGCAAGCTCTCGGCGTGCGAGCTCGGCACGTGCTGCGAGCTGTTCGGGCGTCACGGTCCCTTCCCGTTTGCAATCTCGAGAAGTTCCTCGTCGGTCAAGTCTTCGAACCGCACTTCGTTCACGTCGACCGCTTCTTCTGTAGAGATAACGTCGCCGGTTAGCTCTATCTCCTCGACAGCTTCGGCCGGCTCAATAGCCATAATCTCAGCCGCAAGCTCTGGGTTGGTCGGCTCGGGTCCGCCCCGCGCAAAGGCTTCGACCTCGGCCTCTGTTTGCAGCCGTGCGCGGGCTTCTTCTTGCGTCAAACCTTGCGCACGCAATCGCGCGTAACTGGTAGGCAAATCGTCTTCCACAGCTCGCGCCGAGCGCTTCGTAACATCGGCAAACACGCGACGTGCGGCGGCGTCTTTCTCTCGCCTTGCCTCTTGCAAGCGTTGCTCGGCTGCCGCTTCCGCTGCCTTGCTTGCCTCTTCCGCCGCTGCGATACGCGCACGCTCTTCGGCTTGCAGCGCTTTGCGGTCGACTGGCTTGACGCCTTCGCGAGTCTGTCGGTCGAGTGCAAGCGCAAAGCCCATAGCGTCTACGAGCTCGTCGCCGGCCATGGTCTTACCGAGCTGCGCGGCAAGCTGGTCGACGGTCCAGTCGACGCCCGACGTCTCGTATTGCTGCAGAAGCTGAGCGATACTCTTTTCGCCGCCCGTCGCTGCGATGATTTCGTCGACCGATCCGAAGACCCTGTCGGCAGCGTTGTAATAGTCGTACTTCGGCGTGCCGCGAAACTGCAGGTATTTGTCGTCGGGGTCGATGCCTTGTTGCTGCAGCAGTCGCCGTGCGGTCTCCTGCGTTGCCGTGCGCCGCGTTTCCGGCGTCGTTGCTACGAGCTCGGCTTCGAGCCCGGCAACCCGTGCCGACTGACTCAACCACGATGGGTCGAAATACTTGCGCTGCCGATTTTGATACGCGCCTTGTGCTTTCGCTTCGGCGTAGACCCGACGAGCAAGCATGAAGTCGGCTTCGGCCTGTTCGCCCGTGGCGTCGGTGAAGGCTGCGAGCTCTTCGGCAGTCGCGACGCCGTCTTCAAGTAGACCGAGATAGGCAACGAAGGCGTCGTCTTCGGTTTCGAAGCTCGTGCCCTCTGCGGTCGTCGTGCGCCGTCGGTCTGCAATCGCTTCGCCGTCGAACGCGCCGACATAGCCGAGCGGCGACGAATGGTACACCGCTTCGAGCGCTTGCTCTTCTCCGGCTCTCTGCGCAGCCTCTTCGGGCGACAGGCGACGTTGACCAGGTCCGCGGGTCGGTCGGTCCGGCACGCTATCGCGTGCGCTTTCGACTTGTCGCAACGCTTGCGCCGGAACACCGGGCAACGCTTGCACATAGGCGACCGCTGCGCGTGCGGCTTGCTCTGTCATCGGCCGCGTACGGTCTGCAAGGAGCTGCGTCGCACGCTGCGCAATCCGGTTTGCGTTTCCTGCGGTCAAGCCTTCGCGGCTCTCGTCGTCGAAGCCGAGCTCGTTTGCAAGGTCGACAAGCTCGCGCGGTACTGCAGTCGCAGCGGCACCGGCCGCACGTGCTGACGCCGCCCGTTGCGCGTCGGCTTGTTGCGTGCTGAGTCGAGCCTTCAGGATTTCGCCCGCTACCCCTTGCTCGGTGTTTTGCGCGACGAGCGTGCCTTCGAGCTGCGCAAGCGTGTTGCGTTCACTCGCAATGAGTTGTTGCAACGCTGCGAGTTGTTGCCGCTCGTCAAGCACGTCGCGCATGATTGCGTCGTACGCTTTCCGCGTTCGTAGCGCTGCGCTGTAGCTGTCGAGGTATTCTTCGTATTTTGCGGGCATTACGTCACCTGTAAGGGTTTTGGGAAGGTGCGCCGCCGAGAGCCGCCTTTTGTAGTTCAATCTGAGTCAATGCGCCGAGCTCCGCTTCGAGCTTCTTTAGGTCGAACTTCTGCGCGTTGGCGATGTCTTCTTGTCGCACGGCTTCGGCCGCAATCGCTGCTCCGCCCGCAAGACCGCCCGTCAGAGCTTGCGTGATGCCGGCGACGCGTCCTTGATCGGCCGCACCGATGCCGGCTTCGATCTGTGCCATGCGATTCGCTTGCTCTGCACGCGCTGCAAGCTCTGCGTCGAGCACTTGTTGCCCGCTTGCGATTGCGGCACCCTGTCGCGCTTGTTGCGTTGCTTGCTCTCGCAGGAAAATGTCGCGGCCCGAAACGCTGCCGCCCGTTGCCGCTTGCGCTGCGAGCGATTCGGCTTGCGCTGCTTGCGTCGCACGCTCGACCCCAATCTGCGCAGATTGCCCGGCGGCTTCGAGCCTTGCACGCTGCGACGCCGAAAGCCCGCGGTTGCGACGGATACGGGCGAGCTCGTCTTCGAGCCGTTCCTTCTCCTTGCGTGCGCCGACTGCCGTGCCGATGCCGGTGCCGATGTTTGCCGCGGTCGACAGACCGCCCATTATTAGCGCTGCGGTTCCGAGTGCCACTACAACCTCCTACAGATACCAAACTTCGAGAGCAATAGACCAGTTAATGACGGCCGAGCGGTCAATCTGCGACCAGGTACACAGCCCGATCGGCGTGACGTCGGCACCTGCAGTAAGCGTGCGAGCCATGACGCCCGTCCGCCGCCCGTAGCCGTTGCACGTCGAATATGGCCGATCTGGCCCAAACGGCGTGCCGCTTCGAAAGCCGTTGGCGTTGTTCTTGATTTCTTGCGGGTCGAAGTTGTTGCGCCCGGCAAGGTCCATCGTGCCGACGTATGGGCAGACATACGAGTACCGGGCGCCGATCGCAGGCGTACGGCCCGAAACGGCGGGTACGTCATCCGGTCCGCCTTCCATCTCGACCGACCAGTGCATCAAAATCTTAGCGTTGCGGCGTACGTCAATGTCGAAGGTCGTGTTCGGCAAGCGTCGCCATTCTCCGGCAGACGACCCGAAGCCGTTGCCCGTCACGTAGGACGTCGAAAACTGCAGGCGAACAAGCGCACCCGACCATTGCCCGCCCTGTTGACCCGTGACACCGTGCTGCAGTCCTGTCAACGGGTCGAATCTTGGCGGTTGCACGTGCCGAGTGTCGACCCATTGCGAGTTCAACAAGTCCGCCTGGACAATGCCTTCGTGCAAGTAAATGCGCAACGCGTCGACGTTGCCTTGCACTTCCGCTGCAAGAAGCGTCGTACCGTCCGAGAAGGTGTTTGGCTTGACGTAGGCCATTATTTCACCCGGTTAACGAAGGTCACAAGGCGCCCGCCCGTGTATTCCAGGTCGACGTTCGAAGCCGGTGCAACGTCAAGCACGAGCGCGTTCGACGTGCCCGCACTGGCGCGACGCGGGTGCATGACGCCAAGCGCCACAATACGCAGCCCGTAGACCGTCACATTACTGCCGGGCACATAGTGCCAAGCGCCCGAGACGCCGCGCCATCCGGCCGCGGTAGCCTCTTCGGTCGTGCCGCTTGACGAGTCGCCGTTGTTGACGTTGCGCATGTAGACAGACCAGAGCGGTATGACGGTCGTCGCCTGACAGTTCAACAAGGCATTACCGTGATACGAGCCGATAGCCGTCTTGAAGTCGCCTTGACCGGGTACCTCTGTCCAGTTCGTCAACCCGGCGCTCGTGATGTCCCACTGCAGCCACGCGACGAAACAACCCGCGCTCGTTGACACGTCGAAGTTTCCGCCGCCGCCCGTGCCGGCGATTGTGTTGAACTGCATACCTTGACGGTAGGGCGTGTTCTGGATGTCGGCCCGCACTGACAACGACCAGTAGATGCGGAACACGTCGCTTGGCGTGACGGTCAAGCCGCCCGTATACGTCGCGATCGTGACGTTGGCCGACCCGTCTTGCAGCACGTGCGGCGTACTGTACGGCGTCGAGCCTTGCGCGCTGAAAGACACGGGCGCCGCATGCAAGAGGTCAGACTTTCCGAGGTTGTCCGACTGCATAAACGGCGCCTGAAAGCCTGTACCGAGCTGCGGAAGGTCTACCGCGGCGTCTCTTAGGTTGAACTGGTCGACGGCGTTTGCCTGCGAGAAGTCATTGAAACGGTCGTTGAGACTTGCGGCTGTGGTCTCGTCGCCGTCGACGATTCGAGCTCGGTTGATTCGAGACATTAGCGCCACCGTCCGATGCCAAGGAAGCGCATACTGTAGACATGCGCCTGGCAGATAGGGTCGTTCGTCGTGACCTCTTCCAAGATGTCGTCATAGGTTGCGTCGGTCAATCGAATCTGTGCTTCGACAGGCAGGTCGCCTTGCTCAAAAATGCCGGTGCCGAAGACGCGGAACGCTTCGTGCGAAGCCGGCCCGAGACACTCGACAAGCACACGGCCGGCGACAAGCAATCGCAGCCGGACGTATCGCGGCACGTATTCGACGTTGGCGAGCGCTGGCCCAGTCGACGCCGGGTATACGTACGCGTTGCCGCTCCATTCAGCCATAAGGCTACCGCCCTTGAAGGCCGTCAACGTAGTCGTCGCGACGGTCGTCCAGCCTCCATTATAGAGCTGGTACGTGATGGCGCTGAAGTTGTTGAGCGGCGCAGAGGTATCGGTGACGACGGTCTGCTGTCCTTGCGTACCCCATGGGATTTCTTGGTATACGCGGTGTAGCGCGTAGTCCTTCAAGCGCGCCGCGTCAATGCAAGCCGCGGGAAGCTGCGAGCGGTCAAGCGCGGTCATGCTCGACTGCGAGCTCGTCATTTCGCGCTGAATACTATCCGGCGTGACGCTGCCGCCCGTCCTCGTCTCGCGTTGTGTCCAGTGTTTCATTATGCCCTCTTGCCCGCGATGACGCGTGTCTTGCCAAACTGGTACTCAACCTCGTAGCCGACAAGCACAAGGTCGTCGGTTGTCGACATCTCGAAAGCGAACCACGAACACGACATCTGTGCAACCGACACGCGAAGCGGGACGAGTCGCGCCTTGCGATAGGCGGTCGGCGTGCCGAGCGTTGCGGTGTCGAAGGTCGGCAAGTTCGCAGCGTCGGGCGGTTGCGCCAAGTACGAGCGCTCTTCAACCGCTTGCAGCGAGAAGTCCTTCAAGTGCTTGACTGTGACCGTCGGTTGACCGGTCGTCAGTACCCATACGGTGACGTACAAAATCTGTTTGTTTTGCTGCGCGTCGCTGAAGTCGTTCCACGTGGAACGGTACACGCTTGTCGGCGGGGCGCCGTACGTGAAAGCGTTGTCGCCGCCGACCGTTCCGCCCATGGCGCGACGTTGCGTAATCAGGAATACGCCCGCCTCGCTACCGGCACCGGCTTCGACTCCGGTGTGATGCCCAAAGACGACCGTACCGTCGTACATGGTTGCGATCGCGCCGACCGGAAAGCCGGTACGGGTTGACCATGGGCTGAGGCTTGTTTCGAGCAGGTCGACGTGCAGCACGAGCCCGAGAGAGGGCCGGTCTTGTCCGTCTGCGGGTGCGTAGACGTGGTACTCTCGGCTCTTCGGGCTGAAGACGCCGACGGCTTTCGGGTGAAGGTCCGGTGTGATTCTGTCGATCAGCTCGCGTTGCGCGGTCGTCAGCTTGACCACGTCGAAGGTCGCGCCGCCCTGCAAACCGCCGACGATTGCATACACGCCGTCGAGCGCAAGGAAGACGAGCCCGAGACCGGGTACAGCCGTCACGCTATGCGGAGCTCGGCACGTCACGCCGGTCGCAATCGTCGAACTTTGGAAGCCTTCGGCAGCGTTGCCCGTGACGACGTCGATAGCGTTTTCGCGGAAGACGACGAGCGCCGCGTAATGCGGAAAAATGCAGGTAATGCCGCCAGCCGTTTGCCCGCCGAGACGCAAGAAGCCGTCGGCGGCGAACTCTTCAATGCGACCTGGTCGACTGTAGTACAGGGTATCGGCGTCTTCGAGCCCGCCGTCGAGCCACAACACGCCAGCCCAGAAGGCACTGAAGCGAGCTCGCGGTGCCGGTAGCCCGACAGTCGGTACCGTCGGCGCGGGCACAATGAGCGAAGACGTGCGCACGGCGTCGAAGTACAGGTCGTCGGCGTTGTTGTAAATCCGGCCGACTTCGAAAAGCCGGTTGTCCGCCTGGTACACGTAGTCGTCGGAATAGTTGCGCGAGCGGTACAGCACGCGACCGACAGTGCCGTCGGGTCCAGTCGGAACGCGCAGCGCAATCGCAGCTCGAAAGCCGCGCGCCGTTTCGGGCATTGTCCACGAAAGGGTAGCCGGTGCGGACAAGGGCGACTCACTACCGGTGTCGGTCAAATACGAGATTGACCAGTCGAACACGCTTTGTTCGTCGCTGTTCGCCACGCCACGCGGAAAGCCCAGACCCCATACGCCGGCCGTCTCGCCCGGCACTTGTGCCGAGAAGGAACACCACAACGACGTGCGACCGCCCGACGAGGTGCGCTGCGATTGCGTGCCGGGGTCCATCGGCTCATTCCGCATTGCTTCAACCGGCGACGGTGCACCCGCGAAGCCGAGCGCACGCACGCACGAGCTCGCGGTGTTGCTTGCCTCGGTCGCGTTGCCGAGCGGCCACGGGCGCACAATCACGGGACGGTCGACGCCGTTTGTGACAATGGTTCGGTCGCCTACGTCCGTATACCAGCTGCCGGCCTCGGTAGCGGTCGGCGTATGTCGGCCCGATTGCAGCGTGCGGCGTACGGGTGTGCCTGCGATGTCGTACACCATCTGTAGCGCGCCGTCGGCTTCGAACATGACGAGCTGCCGTGCGCCTTGCGCCAAGTGTTGCGCAACGTGCAGCGATGTGATCGGCCCGGTCGAGTCGAACGGCTGGAAGCCCGCGCTCGTCTGCGGTCGGAAGCGCTCGTATCCAACCCGAGAGGACCACCCGCCCGTCGACGGATCGATTGTCCAGTTGTCGAGCACTTGCGCGTTCTGCGGATTGCCCGGTACGCGCGTCTCGATGCCGCCGGCCGTCGGGGTCTGTAGTGTGGTGCCGCGCATGTTTCCCCTATGGCGTGAAGGTCA